TGATCTCTGACACCACCCTCGCTCTCCGTTCGGCGTTTGAGGCTTGGAGTGCCATCTTTAATCAGCACACCGCTAACACCGCTCCCCGTAACTTCATGGAGTTCATGCCCACTTGGTCGGTCACTCAACTCCACAGGGACGGTGAGGCTGTGCGTACCTACAACTTTATTGGTTGCTTCCCCAGCGATGTGGGCAGCATTGATCTGTCTTACGAGAACAATGACCAAATTGCTGAATTCCCCGTAACTCTAAACTACTCGTGGTGGGAAGCCGCTCCTGGGGCAGCAGTTCCCGCTACTGGTGGCAGCGGTCTAGGAGCCGTACTACAAGGTCTTGGTATCAACTTCGGTCAGGGCTTCTGAAGCCCTTTTGAAAAGGTAATTATATTATGGCTATCAACCTGTTCGGCTTTAGCATCGGTAAAAAGGATGGCAAGGACGCGGCTTCTGCTGAGGAACTCCTCAAGAAGCCCGTTTCTTTTGTGCCACCTGACTACGATGACGGAGCCACACCCGTTGAAGTGGGCGGCTACTTTGGTGCGTATGTTGACTTTGACGGTTCTGTAAAATCAGACATTGAACTCATTTACAAGTACCGCGAGATGGCACTACACCCCGAGTGTGAAAGTGCTATTGCAGATATTTGTAACGAGAGCATTGTCTACAATGACACTTTGGATGCAGTCAAGATTGATGTGTCGGCAGTCAAGCAGAACAAGAGCATCAAAGACAAGATTGAAGACGAGTTCCACGAGGTGCTAAACCTGTTGGACTTTACTCGTCGCGGTTACGAAGTGTTCCGCAAGTGGTATGTGGACAGCCGACTGTACTACCACATTATTATTGACGAGAAGAACCGTAAGAAGGGTATTCTTGAACTGCGTCCTATTGATCCCACCCGAATCAGAAAAGTTCGCAGAGTAAAGAAGAAGCCGCTCACCGCAAACACCAGCGGTGGCAAAATGGCAAACACTCCACTTGGTGTGAATCTTGTTTCTGAAATAGAAGAGTTCTACATCTACAGCGAACAAGATCAGGCTTCATCCACCATGACTTTGGATGGACTCAAGATTAATCCTGATGCCATCTGTTTTATTCACAGCGGATTGTACGATTCTCGTCGCAAGAAGATTCTCGGCTATCTGCACAAGGCAATCAAGGCACTCAACCAATTGCGTATGATTGAGGACGCGGTAATTATTTACCGTCTAGCCCGTGCTCCTGAACGCCGTATTTTCTATGTGGATGTGGGTAATTTGCCCAAGCAGAAGGCTGAAGAGTATGTGCGTGGGCTTATGCAGCGGTATCGTAACAAACTCATGTACGATCCCAATACAGGCGAGATGAACGACAGTCGCAAGCACCTGTCCATGTTGGAAGACTTTTGGATGCCTCGTCGTGAAGGCGGCAAAGGCACAGAAGTCAGCACCCTACAGGGCGGACAGAATCTTGGCGAAATGGAAGATGTGAAATACTTCCAAAAGAAACTGTTCCAGTCCCTTAATGTGCCCACCTCTCGTCTAGAGGAAAGCACAGGCTTCAATATTGGTCGTGCGTCTGAAATTAGCCGTGACGAAGTAAAATTCTTCAAGTTTGTGGAACGCCTCCGCATGAAGTTCTCGGAAGTGTTCCTGAACCTGCTGCGTGTGCAGTTGATTCTCAAGGGCATTATTCGTGAAGACGAGTGGGCAGACATTGAACCCAAGATTGCGTTCAAGTTCAACATGGACTCCCACTTCAGCGAACTCAAGGAAAGCGAAGTGCTCAAGGATCGTCTACAGACTGCACGGGATGCCGAAGACTTTGTGGGCAAGTACTATTCTCGCGATTTTGTGCGTCGGCATATTTTAAAGCAGACTGCGGAAGACATTGAGGAGATTGACAAGGCTATCCAAAGTGAAATGGCAGAGGGCAAGATTCTACCCCCCGAAGGGCAGATGACACCCGCTGGAGCCGAAGGTGCACCTCCCGAGGCTGCTATGGGTGGGGAAGCCCAAGCACCTCAAGCCCCCACAGGTTCAAATATTACAATTGGTGAAATCGTGGGTGGAGACGAAGACGAAGACGAGTTTGGTAATCCCAAAGAATAATCGTAATCTCTTCTATTTTACGAGAAACACAGCGAATACTAAATAAATAAGGTCTGACAAGGAGAACCAATGGATAACAACAAAAAGATCGCAAAAGCCCTACTGGAAAAGAATTACGCCGATGCCAAGGAGCATGTATTCAATGCCCTGTACGCCAAGGCTTCTCTCCTGCTAGACGAGCAGCGTGTAGCCGTGGCTGAAGCCGTGTTTAATGAAGATAAGAAGATGGGCATGTACAGCCACGACTCTGATGAAGAAAAGAAGGCTATAAAGAAAAAGAAGAAGAAC